TTATAGGATTTCACCGTGATAGGTAACTCGGTAGATATATTTTATTGATGATTTAGATAACTTGAATTTAGTAAATGCCGCATTGTCGGAAATTGCCCAGAGTATTTCGGGGTCGCTTGCATCTGACTGGAGATGCTTAATCATACGATCTTCGTTTGTCACAATTAAGTAGATTTTATCGGGGTCAAGTTCATCCCATGAGTTGACAGCATCAACGCCAATAATATCACCTGGCTTGATGCGTGGAAGCATGGAACAACCGATAACAGGAAAGAGAGCTATTGCGTGAACGCCTGGGATAGAGATAAAGCCAGTGGGCAAAGCGTCTTGGATGACGACTTCTAACTGTCCAGCACTCACGGATAACGTTTCATAAAACGGTATGTCGTTTTTAGACTGTTTTGCCGTGTGCGGTTGCAGGGTATCGGAAAGATACATCTCACCACTGCCAGTGAGCAGCCAGTCGGGGTTGATGTCGGGAAAGGCGTTGAAGATACTCTGTAACTTATTAGCAGATGGACTGCTTTTCAAATTATTAATGTATCCATTTGAAAGTCCTGCGGCTTTTTCAAATTTTGCTTGACTTATATTGCTTTCTTCTAAAAATAATATAAGTCTTTGTTTTACAGTATTTTCCATACTTTCGCTTATTTAGATTCGTTACAAATTACGCACTTTGCAGAAAATCTTCTGCGTTTTACTTGCGGATACACAGAATATCTTCTATCTTTGCATCCGTAAATAAGACAATAAAACAAAGTACGGCAGCGACAGTACGCAAATTTTGCCATATACGTTATAATCGCTAAACCTCTTTTCAATTACAAATATAACGATTGTGTACTTAGCTGCCAAACTTTTTAACAGAAAAGTAAATAAAACAATAAAAGAAGAGAAAGGAAGAGGGAGCCTCCCCTAACCCCTCCGAGGGAGGGGGACACAGACAGCTGGAGGAGTGAACAACGAATTGAACGAAATGGACGAATAATAAATAACTAATAATGAAAGGGAATGGCTATGGAATATTCAATCACGATAAAAGATGATTTAGCAATCAAAGGCGACCAATATAATAAAGTAACCTTTGACGTGGCACTGAAAGATGTTTCGTTGTATCAGTTACACAAACTTCAAGATTTACCCGAGCGCATATTACGAGAGATTATCAATACACGCTTAGCTTTACTTGAAGAGGACTTCTTGTATTTAACTCAAAAAGAAAAGAAATACATCAAGGAGAAATATCCTACGATATATCGCAGTATTCTTCCAAGTATTCCAGGAAGTAAAGAAGAAACTGTTTAGATTGCTCAAAACACTCTTTTCTTATGAGTCCATAAGTGAGCGTGTTATCTCTTCTGAATATTTGGAAATCTTTTAATAATGGAAGGTCGGGATTAAATGCAAACAGCAAATATTCAATATCTCTGTTTATTTCATAATATGAGGTTTTGTCGTTTGTGAAGTTGGTTTGTGCTTCTTTTTGATATTCAGCTTCAAGGTGTTGCAATATTTCTTCGGCTTTGATTTTGAATTTTTGATTTCCCATCATATAAAAGTTTTGAAAATTAGACAAATGCAAAGATAAATAAAAATACGGAGGGACGGCACGCCTGCATACATTTTTTGAAAGTTAGACAAATTTTACTTCATAGGTGTGCGCCCTCCACTTTTTAACAATGAAAGGAAAATAAAATGGCGGACAAAATATTAAACGTACTTAACGAACGACCAAGCATTGTTCACTTTGAGAGCATGAGAGTTGGCGATATGCTACTGTACAAGGGTGCTGACTTCCCACGTATGTGCAGCATCAAGTCTATGGCTTGGAATGCTGGGAAAAGGCTTGGAAGGAAGTTCAGCACACGCTCGGACTTTGACGCAAACGAAACGAGAGTGACGAGGGTGGAATAGAAAAAGGGGAAAGCCCCACCCAACCTCCCCAAAGGGGAGGAGAAAAGACTAACGAAACGAATAATTATAAAATACAGAAAACATGGAAACGACAATTACGATTTTTAGCAACCCTACGTTCGGGGAAATTCGCACAGCAGGGACAGCCGAGGAACCATTGTTTTGCTTGGCAGATGTGTGCAAGGTTTTGGAACTTCAAGTTACACCGACTAAAAACAGACTAAACCAAAAGGGGGTTAATTCAATTAATACCCTTACCAACGGTGGCAGACAATCAATGATTTTCATCAATGAGCAAAACCTTTACAAGGTAATCATGCGCTCGGATAAGCCACAGGCAGAGCCATTTCAAGACTGGGTGTGCGGTGAGGTGCTGCCCACCATTCGCAAAACTGGTGGGTACATTGCAGCCAGCACGCAGATGACGGACGAGGAAATTATGGCGACAGCGTTGCGCATTGGTGAAGCGACCATACGGAAGCGAGACGAACGCATCAGACAATTGGAAGCGGAAGCGAAACAGAAGGATGTACTTATCAACGATATGCGAAAGGGTAACGACTATCTGAACGCAATACTGCAGAGCAATGGCACTGTGACGACGACACAGATAGCACAGGACTACGGCATGAGCGCCATGGCACTGAACAGGAAGTTAGCGGAAATGCGTGTGCAGCATAAGGTGAACGGACAGTGGATATTGTACGCAACTCATCAGGCAAAAGGATATGTACACAGCCGCACGCTGAACCTCACGCACAGAGACGGACGACCATATACGTGCATGATGACTGAATGGACACAACGTGGCAGGTTGTTTTTGTATGACGCACTGAAAGAGGTGGGCGTGCTGCCAGTGATAGAGAGGGGAAACTGAACAATTCATAATTCATAATTCATACTTATAATGGAGAAGATAATGAAATGGGCTGGCAAGCCTAACGGGTTTTACACCATAATAACGGGTGAGCGATGCACGAACGGAGAGGTAGTGCTGTGCAACGTGGGTTTGTTTGTTTTTATGCTGGTGACGTTTGCACTGGCGGGGGTGATAGAATAGGAGGTTTAGTTGACGAGTTTTTAGTTGACGAGTTGACGAGTAAATAGGCTTTTTGCTTGAACGCTATCAACTTATAAACTATCAACTCGTAAACTTGTGAACTTGTAAACTCATAAACTTAATACGACATGGAAGAAGTGAACATAATACAGATGACAAAAGATGATTTGCGAGAGTTCGCCATGAAGATAGTGAATGAAGTGCGTGAGCTTGATGCAGAGAAAAGAGAGGAGGAGGAACGGAACAGAAAGAACGCTATGCTGTCAACCGATGAAGCATGTAGGCTGCTGAACGTTTCAAGGACTACGCTTTGGCGACTGGGCAGAGACGGTGTGCTGAAAGGTAAGAAAGTGCGTGGCTCGCTGCGCTACAGTATTCAAGACTTGTCTGCGCTGCGTGGGTTTGACTTCTTGACAAAATTGTAAAACATTAATAACAGGTAAAACAATGGAAGTAAACGGAATAGAATTCACAAAGCAGGACGAAAAAGACTGCAAAAATTTACGCATGGCATTGACAAAGGCTATGCTGGACAACATCGAAGACATGAAGCTAATAGTAATTGTAAATTCATTATCGGATTTCTTGTCAGCTATGTCTGAGGCAATGGAGCAATGTGGTATCGGTAAGGATAAATTCATTGATTTTGTGATGAATAATGCAAAGTATCTTAATGCGTTGAAAGATAGGAAAAGAAACAAGTAAAGCTATGGAAACAAACAAAATTATGAATAAAATACTTTTGACCTTCATCCTATTAGCGGCTTTGTCGGGGTGTAAACCTAAACCGTTCAAAGGCTTTTTAGTGTGTAAAGAATATATCCAAGGACACATGGATAATGATAGTGTGAAATCAATACAAGAAGCGTATATGTATGTTCCTGTTGTTCCAAGAATACATACGCCTAAGTATATACCGTCTGAATGGATATTCTATGTGGCGAATAAGGACTGCGTATTACGATTTAATGTTGACAGTCTTACATACATAAAGCACAGGGTTGGAGAAAGAATTGTAATGAATAATAAAAAAATCAACTTAAATAAGTAAAAATAATGGGAATAGACAACGGCTGCAAAAGCCAAAACAATAAAATCAAGAACGAGACAGAGTTGTTAGAAATGTTTACAGCTGATGATGGGGTTAGAGCATTTACATACGTTCCATTTTTCCATCCAGTCTACAATGAAGTTTGGGCAACAGATGGTCGTGTAATAATTAGAATTAACCCAGATAGGCTTAATAAGCGCTACGAGCCTGTCAAGGGATGTGAAAAACTAAAACTACCCGAAGTATTAAAACCATGCCATTTATCTTGCACATACAAGGCTATCAGACAGGCGTTGGATGCGTGTCCGTTGGTAGGTGAAGTAGTAACGGATGAAAACGAGGTAGATTGCAAGGAATGTGGTGGTACTGGCGAGGTAGATTGGGAATATACAGATGATAACTTACATACGCATTACCATAGTTTCGATTGCCCTGTGTGTGGTGGCAGTGGCGTGATAACACACAAGTCGGAAACGCATACAGGTAAGAATGTTCACGATAAAAATGCTACCGTAAAGGTCGGAAATGCAACGCTTCGATGGTATTATCTTGACATTGTGGCAAAGGCTTTGGCGCATATCGGAGCAGACGTAATAAGCATTACGGAAAACAACCCTTTTGGTATGACAGAGTTTGTATTCGACGGTATCAAGATTGGACTGATGAACTATAATAGTGAGGGAAGAAGATACAATGCAGAAGTTGAATTAAAAGAAAATGGAGATAAAGTATGAACAGTCGTGTTTTCTTTGACAAAGTTGCTTTGATGCGACGATTACAACAAGAATACTTCAAGACTCGAAGCAAAACTGTACTTGAGCAGTGTAAGGTTGTAGAGAAAGAAGTAGATGTAGAGATAAAGCGTGTAAATGCTATTCTTGGAAATCAACCAATTGAAAAAAGTTTATTTAGGTAAATAGCTATGATAGCAAAGATTAAAGAACTTGAAATTGGTAATGAGTATTACAGAAAGATTTTAGAACGTAACGAAATAGAAATAAAATTATGAAAACAACAGTAGAGGTACAAATAGATATTGAAGATGTTTATTCAGAATTAACATATAGCGAACAGCAGGAGTTTATAAAGTCCCATATAGATGATATAGGCGGCTTGGGAGATGTTGTGGAGCAATGTTTTGATAATGATGCGATAAAAGAGTTTGTCGAAGCTAATATTGACAAACTAACAGATGAAGTATTGATAAATGAAATTAAAAAAAGAGAATTGGAGGTAAATTTATGAAAAAGTTTACAGAGTTAAAACGAGTATATTCGCAGGGATATATGAATTATGTTCCAAATTTCCAAGAGACTTTTCCTGAGTTAAAAAATCTAACCAGAGAGGAATTAGCGGATAGATTTAAGTCGCTGGGAGTAGAGTTCTATACAGCTGAAAAGAAACCAATTCCAATACTTATCAGACTAACTATGCCATTTGCGTTTGTAACTGTTGTTATAATGGTGCTTTTTATGCCTTTGCATTATTTAATTACAGGTCGTTGGCATTATTGTTTGAAAGACAATTGCAAACTATTCAATTGGCTTAGTGCTATAGGTCTTTAGACTACAAAGAACTTATTAAAACGAAATGACAATGGAGCAACTACAGCTATTCAGCGATGAGGAAATGCTGTCTGAAAAGAAGCTGAAAAAGCGGAAAGGCAGGCAGGAGACGCTGGAAGATTACGACAGCTTTGTGAAGAAGTTTGACCAAGAGAGAGCAAAGACCACGGACGATTGTTATACGCCGCCAGCTATTTACGAAGCGGTGCTTGACTGGCTCAAAAGCAAGGTGGACTTGAGCGGTAAGGAAATCATGCGACCGTTCTACCCTGGGGGCGACTACAAAACAGAGCTTTACCACAGCAACTGCGTGGTGGTGGACAACCCTCCGTTTTCGATACTTTCGGAGATAACAACGTTTTACATCGCCATGGGCGTGAAGTTCTTTTTGTTTGCCCCTGCGCTCACGCTGACATCTGCGAGCATTGCCAGGCGAAAGAACGTGGACGTGACGTACATTGTTTGCGGTGTAACAGTGACGTATGCTAATGGAGCTGGCGTGAATACCTCGTTTGTGTCAAATCTTTTCGAAGACGTTCGGCTGTGGTGCTGTCATGAGCTGTACAAGGCGGTAAAGGACGTGAACGACCAGCTGTTGCAAGATAAAAAGGTAAATCTACCGAAGTACGTTTATCCTAACAACGTGACCTCCGCTGCGCTACTGGGAAAGATTGCTAAAGGGGCTGACTTGAAAATTATGAAAGACGATTGTTATCAGATATCACAGCTACAATCGCAGAAAAGGCTGGGAAAGGGTATCTTCGGAAACGGGTTTTTATTGTCAGATAAGGCAGCAGCAGAGAAAGAGGTAGTTGGAAAGGAAGCGATAAAAAATGCAGCGATAGAGAAAGCTGAGAAAGAGAGCAAAGTTGCTGAAAGAGCAGCAGCTGAAGCCATTGTGTGGGAGCTGTCTGAAAGCGAGAAACGAATTATTAAACAATTAGGAAAGAAAAATGAAAATAACATTTAGAAAATTAGTAATCAAGAACTTCAAGGGAATAGAGGAGCTTGAGGTGAACTATGATGCGAGCGTGACGAATATCTTAGGTGCAAACCACACGGGAAAGACCACCACGGCAGACGCTATCATGTGGGTGCTGTTTGGAAAAAACAGCGAGGGTCAGGCGAAATTCGGCATCAGTCCGAAAGACAAAGAAAACAACATTATACCCAATCTTGAAAACGTGGTGGAGCTGACCATGGCGGTGGACGAGCATGTGTATGCGCTGCGGAAAGTACGCAAGGGTGTGACAAACAAGAAAGATGAGCGAACAGGTAATACGATAGAGTGTTTCATCAACGACAGACGATTGACACTCACAGATTATCAAGAGGAAATAAAGGCGATTTGTTCCGAGAATCTTTTCAAAGCGATTACCAGTCCACAATACTTCAACAGTCTGACAGCCGACCAGCAGCGTGCGTTATTGGTGAAAATGGTAGGCGAAACATCAGCTGAGCAAGTGGCAGCAGGTGATAAGGACTTTGCGGCAATGCTGAACGAGATTGGCGGTGATGATATAAAAGCCTACCGTGAGCATTTGTCGTATATGATGAAGCAGGTAAAGGAAAGTCTCAACGCCCTACCCGAGCGAATTACAGAGAACGAGGAAATGAGACAGCAGCTACAAGACGCTGGGACAAACTTTGCCGCCATGCGGAAGCGATTGGGTGAGATAGAGGAAGCCATCAAGAAGTATGACGAGCAATTGCTTGACAGCACAGCAGCTGTGACACAGCAGCAGCAACAGCGTGCGGAAATCAGACGACAGATCGGAGAGATAGAAAAAGAGCAGCAGGCAATCACGTATCGCATTGACACGGAAAACAGGAAACAGGCGAAACTGCATGATGATAAGGTTGCCGACTTGGAGTATCAGCTAAAGGACGTAAGGCGAGACATTGACAAGAAATCCAGCGAAATAGGACGCTACGAGCAAGACTTGCAGAGTATTGAGCTACTGGCAGCCGATTTCAGAAAGCGGTGGCAGGAAGTAGAAGCAGAGACGTTTGAGTGGGACACGTCAAAAGAAACGTGCCCTACGTGCGGACAGCCGTTGCCAACAATTGACGTGGAGCGATTGAAGAAAGACGCCAACGACCGCTGGATGAACGCTCACATGGAAAAGCAGGACGCACTTGATGCAGAAGCGGCAAAGATGAAAGAGCAGAAAAGACAGGCTGATGCGGAAATATATAACGGAATTGGAAAGCTTGAAATATTGAAAACGCAAGAAACCGACATCGCTCGGAAGTTAGATGAAGCAAGGCAGGAAACGGTTGCATTAAGCAAGGCGGAAGATGATGAACGGTGGGCAGAACTGCAGAGCGAGTGCGAGCAGCTGAAGCATCAATTAAATATCATGACAGCAGAGGTAACAGGCAGCGGTGACAATCAGATTATCTTACAAAATAAAGCAGATTTGCAAAAGCAGCGTGACCAGCTGAAGGCAGACCTCGGGCGTGAGAATTTGATTGCGATGCGTACTGCACGTATCGAAGAACTGTCGGAACAGATGCGGACGTTAAACCAGCAGCTCACAGAGTTGGAAAGCAAAGACTACACGGCAAACAGATTTGAAAATGCCATGATAAGAGACTTGGAAAGCAGGGTTAATGGGCTTTTCGACTTGGTGCGGTTCAGCATGTTTGAGACGTTGCTCAACGGCTCAACAAGACCAACGTGCGTGATGACGATGCACGGTGTGCCGTATAATGACTTATCTAATAGCGAGAAAATCAACGCTGGCATTGACTTGATAAAAGCCATGAGCAGGTACAACGATGTTTATGCGCCCATCATTATTGACAATGCGGAAAGCTGCAACCACATTTTGCCCACAGAGTGCCAGCAGATAAGACTGGTAGTGAGCATGGACGAAAAGCTAACTATCGTCAACTAAAATAACTTATAAACTTACAAACTCATTAACTCATAAACTTACAAAACAATGGAAACAACAAAAGAAAATCAAGTGGTAGAAACACAATTGGCTACACAAAACAAAACAGCCATCAAGAAGATTGGCGATGACATCGCTACAACAGTATTGGACAGAGTGAAAGAGCTGCAAGAAGGTGGACAGCTCGTTTTGCCGAATGACTACAAAGCAGGAAATGCGCTAAAGAGTGCGTGGCTGTATTTGCAGACTATCGAAACGAGGGATAAAAAAAGAGCTCTTGACGCTTGCACCAAGGACAGCATCGCCAACTGTCTGTTGGAAATGGTTGTGCGTGGCGAACATCCGATGCAGCATTGTTATTTTATCCCGACAGGCAATCAGCTCACATTTTGGGAAAGGTACACAGGAAAGCTGATGAGAGCAAAACGAGACACAGACATTGCGAGCGTGAATGCTCAAGTGGTGTACGAGAAAGACAACTTTGTGTACACTGTGGACAATGACGGCTTGTTGCAGCTGGTGAAGCATGAAACAAGTTTGGCAAATATTGACAATTCAAAGATAGTAGGTGCTTACGCTGTGGTAGTGAGAAAGGACGGCTCGAAACGTCTCGAAGTCATGACCATGGACATGATACGAAAGGCATGGGAACAAGGCTCGATGAAAGGTGGTAGCGGTGCACACAGAAACTTCACCGACCAAATGGTGAAGAAAACAGTAATAGCACGTGCTTGCAAGATAGCACTTGATAGCACCAAAGACGGCTACAAGGAAGAAGCTAAAGAGACGATGCAGCAGCACGATAACGATGAGGTGATAGAGATTGTCAGCGACTCGGAAAGCCAGCCAGCGAGATTGGAAGAACACCATGACGAATTTGAAGAAGCGGCTACAGATGCAGACACAGCGTCAAATGGCGGAAGGGCGTGTCCGATTTAAGGATTGTTAGTAGACAAGTAGACAAGTAGACGAGTAGACAAGTTTACAAGTAGACGAGTAAATAGACTTTTTGCTTGAAAACTATCAACTCGTCAACTTGTACACTTGTAAACTCGTAAACTAAATCAAAGAGCTATGGACGTTGAAGTAACGAGTTTGTACGGCTGTAATATGTCTTTAGTTGTCTTAGGTAGTGGAAGTAGCGGCAATATGTACATACTTCAAAACAAGCATGAAGCACTCATCATCGAAGCTGGTGTGCCGTTCGATAATGAAGCTCGGAGGGCATTAGGCTGGGACACGACCAAAGTGGCGGGTGTGCTGATAAGCCACCACCACACAGACCATGCTGGACATGCCAAACAGATGACAGACATGGGTTTTAAGGTGTATGCGCTGCCCGATGTTATTGAGCATTACAAGCTAAAGAAATCGTTTGCCGAACCACTCACAGAGGGTAGGTGGATGAGGATAGGTGGCTACAAAGTGTTGCCGTTTCCGTTGGTGCATTACAACACGGACGGCACTCGCTGCCCGATATGCGGTTTTCTTATTGAGCATGAAGATTGTGGCAGGGTGTGTTTCTTTACTGATTGCGCTGACTTCAGTCGTGAGGAGATGACGGAAAACGGTATCGAAATAAAACCGTATGACTTTGCCAACATCAACCACTGGATGATTGAAGCCAATTACGACAACTACATTCTATATCGTAGCAAGTTAGAGCCGTATCTCAAAGACCGTATCAAGATGAGCCACATGAGCATACAGCGAGCCGTGAAGATAGCCAAACGAATAGACCTCAGGCAGGCACGGGAGATAGTACTCATTCACCTGTCGGCTGGCAATGGAGACGAGCGTAAGTTTGTGCGTGAAATGCGTAAGGCGACAGGCAAGCGAGTAGTGGCAGCACATCGGGGGATGGTGGTAGATTTCAGCATATAATAACCATGAAACAAAAGAGGAAAACAAAAGAATATTTTACCGTCTACGACTGGATGATTACCGACTTGCGGCTCAAAGGCAGCGAGCTGCTGCTGTATGCTATTATCTACTCATTTTGCAAGGACGGTGAGACTATGGTCACAGGGCTGGAGTATTTGGCAAATAGAACAGCGATGACGACTTTTCATGTGTGTAGATGCCTGAACTCTCTACAAGAAAAAAAGGTCATTATCAAGGAAGTGAAAGAGGGGCAAAAAATATACTTAACCATTGACAAAATGTCAATGCACCATTGCGGAAATGTCAATGCACCATTGACAAAAAATCAATGCACCATTGACAAAATGTCAACGGTTACACCTTATATATGTAATACTAACGTATTACTTAATAATAATAAAAGTGATAGTGAAATTGATAACAAAACACACACCACAACAGAAACAAAAAACAAACAAGAAAAAGAAAGTCAGACGGACAGCTATGCAAAGGAAATATTGAACAACCAGTCTGACCGTGAACGAATGTGCATGGCACTGAAGATTGATAACGATTTTCTGTCAGAGCAGCTCACAAATTTTTGCGATGAGGTGAAAGTAAAAGAAAAGACACACACGGACTTCAGAGACTTCAAAACACATTTTTTCAACTGGCTAAGAATTCAGACAAAAACAGCAAAACAACAACAAAATGGGAACAACCAATATCACACAACCGCTACAAACTGCTTTGGCGAGGATGAAGCAGCAAAGCAACAGCGACTGCAATCGTATGCAAAACTCGTACAAGACCTCAGAAGCGGCAAAGGATAACCATCGAAACATCAGCAGTCAGCTCGTTATGATTAAGCCAAGCGAGATTGTAGCAAGGTATGGCGATAAAAACAGATTTTTGCAAACGTTTCATGTCAACAACCAAATCACCTACACCAATGACGAGCAGCGATGCCATTTCGGTACAGCACCCACGCTCGCACTGGTGAGCAAGGCATACGGACAGCAGACGACTGAGGAATGGCTCATCTATCAAATCGTTGACCTGTCAGAGTTTTGCAAACTAAGAAGTAAGCTCACCGACACACAGGTAAAGCAGACGGCACAGCTCATCATGCACGCTTATGGCTACCTCAAGGTAACAGAGATAATGCTTTACTTCCGTAGGTTCAAGTTCGGACAATATGGGCGGTTCTATGGCAGCGTTGACGCCATGATTATTCTTGACTGCATCAAGAAGTTCTGCAACGAGCGTAGAGATGCCATCCACGAACAACTAAAGAGAGCGGAAGAAGAAGAAAGAGAAAGACAGAGACGTGGCTGCATCTCATGGGAAGAATATCAACGAAGAGAGAAAGAGAGAGAAAATGCAACAGCGAAAGACAGCGAGTGAGTGCCTTATCTGTGAACATGGCATGAACTGTATTAACGGGAGATATTGTAGAAAGTTAAAAATATATGTTGAACATCAAGTTAAACCAATTTGTAAAGAATATGGCAAAGGATAAAGACTACAAACGAATGATACACACTGGCAGGTGGTTGAGGTTGAGACGTGATAAGCTAAGTGCTTATCCACTTTGTGAGCGTTGCAAGATAGAAGGAAGAATAAAAGCAGCGACAGAGGTTCATCACATAGTGCCAGTAGAGAGTGCGCTAACAGTCAGAGAGAAAGAGAGACTACTATTTGACTACCACAATCTGATGTCGCTGTGCCACGATTGCCACGTAAAGACACACGTTGAGCTTGGACGAAGTGGGAAAAAGTTAGCAAAGCGGAGAGCGGAGGAGCATTTACGACAGTTTGTCAAGAAATTTTTGTAACTTTATACCCTCGGGGGGCGTTTTTTAAGAGATAGGGGGTATGGGGTAAACCCCGCCTCCTTCAATTTCCACACGTGAGGTGTTTGGAGGGCTGGTGGGGGAAATTTTTTTGGCGCATTTTTGTAGGTTGAATCGTTCAATAAAAAAAAGATAAAGATGTTTGAAAACACAGGGGATAACAGTAATTTAACAAGTACAAACGGTTTTGGTTTTTCATGTTTTGAAAATCTCGGAGCAGCGGCTAACGATGTGTCTAACTTTTTTCAAAGTGCGAAACCTCTTGACGATGAAATCTTAGAGGATGAGAAAGCTACAAAGAAAGCACGAAGGCGGACGACAGAATGCACGGAGCTTTCCAAGAGATTTGAATATCGCAGAGCGTTCAGCGAGGTGAAGCTGTTAGAAGCTATGGAGTACGTGAAGCTCGAAAAAGGCACGGTATATAATTTTATCACGGCTGGAGATGTGGACAGCTTGAGCTATTTGAAGATTGTGCTAAACCAGCACGATCTTGATTATATGCTATTGTCAACGTGGTGCATGGCTGCTGAAGATATCTTGCAGATACAACAGTGGCATGAAGCTGGAAAGATAAAGAAGTTTGATATGTACTTAGGAGAGATTTTTCCTAACAGTTACAAAATTGAATGGGGTATGGTAAAAAGATTTTACGAGCAAAATCCTGATGTTGGACGAGCGGCTGTATTTCGCAATCATAGTAAGATATATGCAGGCTATAATATTGCCGATGATTTTTATTTTGGCATTCAGACGAGTGCGAATATTAACACAAATCCAAGAACAGAGAATGGTTGCATCACGGTTGACAAAGGTTTGTTTGATTTTTATAAGGCTTATTTTGACGGTATTCAATCTTTTGAGAAATGAAAGACAAAGAAGAAAAGAAGAAAGAATTTATAAAGGCATATATGCTGAGCAGGGGAATTATCTCTGCGGCTTGTATGCAGATAAGCATCAGTAGAGACACGTTCTATCGCTGGATAAAAGAAGATGACGATTTTAGAAAAGAGGTAGAAGGCATTGACATCATGCAACAAGAGTTTGTTGAGTCTAAACTTTTGTCGAAGATTGATGCTGGTGATACAACCGCAATTATCTTCTATCTTAAAACAAAGGGTAAAAACTTAGGGTATTCGGAGAAATCGAACGCCCTCAATGCAAAAGCAAAGGAGGAAAACGTCAACCAAGAAGAAAGCAACGAGGTGAAGCTGTTTGATAAAAAACTACCAGTACTCACTGAACGCATCATTAGCACGAAAACGAGAAACGCAAAACAGCGGCTTGTCAATCGCTTAAAGAAACAAGGGAAATATACATCTATGCTTGACCCACAGATAGAGATAGCGGCAAACTTGTTGGCACGTGGTAGCATTTTAATGTCGCAAATATCTTCATCTGATTATTCACCCATTCACGTTGAGTATAGCCGTGAAGGTAATACACGGATGTCGGTTAATCCGATAGAACGGCTTTACCTTGATGTGCTGGAGCAGACGCAGAAAGCGTTGAGAGCGTTGGGTATGAACACTGATAGCAAGGAAGTGACAAAGAATGAAAGCTCGGACAAACTTGTTTCGTTGCTCGAAGAAGTTAAAAGTGTAGGAGACGAGTGAGTAATTCATAATTCATAATTTTTAATTCATAATTGTCGCTCGTCAACTTGTTAACTAAAAAACTTGTCAACTAAAAAACTATTTTATGAACGATACAGAGATAAGCATTAAAAAAGCGCAAAAGAATGCCGTCGCGGCTTTTATTTTGTCTCAGTGGGCAGTTATAAAGGAAAGGCATAAAAAGTCGCTCACAGGGGCAGGAAATAGCCTTATTTTGTATTTAGAGGAAGTAGTATCTAACCCTGATGGACATAATGTGTACGAATTGTTGGCTGTAAAACGATTTTTTGAGCTGTTAGACAAATATCCGTTCAAGGTTGGTAGAGTGCGGAAGTTTTTCAAGTTTTACCACGCTTTGAGATTTAGCGGCTTGCAGGGTAGGCAGCATTACGAGCTAACGCCTGTGCAATGTTTCCAGTTTGCCAATATTTACGGTTTTGCGCTGCCTGACGGTCGCAGGCTTTGCAGGACGGCTTATATCTTTGTGCCGAGGAAATTCAGCAAGACCACATCAGCAGCTGCCATGGCTGTGTATGATATGCTGTTTGGCGATGACAATGCTCAAGCGTATGTAGGCGCAAACAGTTACGACCAAGCAAAGGTTTGCTTCGATGAAGTTCGCAATATTATGTTTGACCTTGACGGAGACGGTAAAAACTTTCAAGTAAATAGAGAAAAGATAACCTTCAAAGGGCGTCACCGCCATAGTTTTATCCAGTGCTTGACCGCCAATGCCAAAACGAAAGACGGCTTGTTTGCCAGCTTGGTGATCATGGACGAATACGCTCAAGCTCGCAACACAGCAGGAAAGAACGGTGCAGACTTGAGGAATGTGCTAACGACTTCAATGGGTCCACGTGTAAATCCCTTGTTAGTAATCATTACCACCGCAAGCGAGGTGGTGGATGGACCATTCGCTCACGAATTAGAGGGAGTGAAGAAAATTTTAGAAGGAGAGCAGGAAAACGATACGATTTTTGCCAGCTTGTTCATGCCCGATGCGTGGGATGAAGAAAGTGACCCAAAGACATGGGCAAAGGTTCAACCACACTTGGGCGTAACCGTTCGTCCTGACTATTATGAGCAGGAATATAGAACAGCGCAACTCTCGGACGAGAATATGGTTGCATTTAGAACAAAATTGCTCAACGTTTTTGCCATTAGTGCCAAAGAACGGTGGTTTACCTATGAAAAGGCACAGACGCTGTTGGGTAAGTTTGATATAGACCACTTGAAGGGAATGCCGCTCTGTGCCGTGGCTTACGACCTATCCGTGCATGATGACTTCAGTGCTGTGAGTTATACTTATTATTCGAGCAGTACAAAGAGTTTTTACTGTCATACAGACTACTATTTCCCCGAAGGTGCGCTGGTTGGACATCCTAACGAACAGCTGTACAGACGCTGGCACAAAGACGGACATTTGAAGTTGTGTGCAGGCAGCTGTATAGATGTGCGGATGATAGCAGATGATATTCTTTCACGTTCAAAGCGAGTGCGGATTATCCGTATCGGTTACGATGCTTACAAGGCTCAAGAATTGACGAGCATATTGTTGAGCATCGGTGGTAAAAGCATTATTCAGCCGTATGGACAGACAAACGGAAACTTTAATTTACCTGTGGAGAGCTTTGAAATGCTTGCGTACGCTGATCCGCCTAAAATCGTGCTAAACAATAACCCTATCAACGTGTATTGTCTTTGTAATTGCGTGCTGACAGAGGATAATCTTGAGAATAAAAAGCCAGTGAAGATATCGCAATATCAGAAAATAGACGGAACGATCACCATGCTGATGACACTTGGTCAGCTTTACCGATACGAGCGGTAGGACAAAAAGGAAAATAAACGTCAAAAAAATATTTATTTTTCTTGCACGTATTGCTGGAATTTAGTATATTTGCAACTGGATAACACATGACGCATAGTATTTTATTTTCATGGTATTAAGGTTAGGTAAATTGTTTAAGAATGTTTTCTGGAGAGGTGAAGGAGCTGCAAGCGAGCAGACCTCCTCACCTTTTTCACATCGTGAGGGAATTCTCATTGATGGCGACTATTTCCCCTCATCGGATCTAGCCTTATCAATCGCAACTGTATATCGTTGCGTGTCACTTCTGAGTAAGAGTGTGGCAAACTTACCTTTCGAGTACCTCAGGCGCAAAAATGGCATCTTTGAGCCGATGACGGACGACTCACTTTATTATTTGCTAACCGTTCAACCTGATAATACTTACAACGCTTTTGATTTTTGGCGAGACGCTGTCGCAGAGTTATTGCTTTCGGGCAATACTTATATTGTGCCAGTTTATAGCTCGCTGAGTATGAATGTAGAACGCCTTGTACTGTGTAGTCGTGGCTCGGTGATGCACGATGTGCAGCGTGACATCTACACGGTGAACGATACGGTGAAAGGACTTGCTGGTACATTTGGCGAGGACGAAATCATCCACTTAAAAGGTTACAGCGTTGACGGTAAGAGTGGCATGAGCGTGCTGCATTATGCTCGCATGGCGTTGTCTATTGCTCGGGCAGGTGATGCAGAAACAAACACTCGGTTCAAGAATGGCGGTAACGTCTCGGGCTTGCTGTCGAATGATAGAAGCGTTGTTGGTATTGGTGAGTATCAAAACAAAGAGTTGAACAAAGCTGCCATAGATGTAGATGCAAAGTTTAGAAGCGGTCAGCGCATCGTGAGCCTTCCTGGCATGGTTGACTTCAAGCAGATAACGATGAGTTCAGCAGACTTGCAATTCTTAGAGAGCCGCAAGTTCACCGTTCGAGAGATTTGCCGATTTTTTGACGTTCATCCGAGCTTTGTGTTTGATGATACGAGCAACAACTACAAATCGGCAGAAATGGCGAACGTTGCGTTTTTGTCTACAACGCTGAACCCATTGCTCAGACAGATAGAGCTTGAGTTCTTGCGGAAATTAGTGTCACCTCGTTTGGTTAGTAGTATAAAGTTTGCCTTTGACCGCCGTGCGCTTTATGCGTGTGACTTAGAAAGCAAGGCTAAATATCAAGCAGACACGATAGCTACTGGCTTGTACACGGTGAACGAGTGGCGCAAGGAGGAAAATAAATGTCCTGTTGAGGGTGGTGATGTGGTGTTAGTATCTGCCAATTTGAAATCAATTAACGATACGAGCTTGAGCGGTGTCGCAACTGAATAAGATTTTATCGCAACCCTACAATGGGCACACATTAACCCTACAATGGGCACACATTAGGATAACGACATATGGAAAAGAAAAAGTTAAAACGAGAATTATTCACCGCAACCCCTTTAGAAATTCGAGAGAGTGTTGAAGGTGAAAACAAACGCACGATTAGTGGTTATGCTATCTTGTTTGATACGCCTTCGGCTGTTTTGTATGAAGATAGCAATATTGAAGTGCGTGAGGTTATCAGTAAACGTGCAGTAACGGAAGAGTTTTTACGACAGCAGGACATCAAAATGACGATGTTTCACGACCGCCAGCTCATTTTAGCACGTAGCAACAAGGGTGAAGGCTCACTCAGTTACAGCGTTGACGATAAGGGTGTTCGCTTTGAATTTGAAGTGCCTAACACTTGTGACGGTGATAAGGCTTTTGAGTTAGTGAAGCGTGGTGATATTTGTGGCTGTAGCTTTATGTTCAGCACTTACTATGGCGACAAAGATTATGTAGACGTAGAGGTGAAACGTGAAAACGGTCGTGAACGTGCCACAAATACTGTTTTAGCATTTACAGGTATCTACGACTTCACATTAGCCGCTGACCCAGCTTACCCCGATACAAGTTGCGAGACGATAGGTAGGGAAATTGTAAAATCGTATCGCACAGACGAAGAAAACTTGACAAAGATGCGTACGCAAGTGAAAGAGATGCGTGAGCGTGCTAATCGTCATTTTTTATAGTGAATATTTTATTAAAACTCTAAAAACTTAAAAGAATGAAAGAGAAAAAGCTAAACATTAGAGACTTGGTTAACCAGTATCAAGAGAACTGTGAGCGCATCAATGCGATTGCCGATGCGTGCGAATTAGAGAAACGAGAGCGAAATGAAAAGGAAGAAGCCGAGTACAAGGCTTTGAGCAGAGAAAACAGCTTGTTGCAGATGCGTATGCAGGCGGAAGCCGCCAAGGTGTATGCAGAGGAAGGACAACCAGTTGACTCAGACAAATTGCTCCGTGAGAATTTAATCGAAAAAAATCAGAAAGTAACAATCTCTCTGATGCGTGAATCAGTTGTAACGCCACAAACGACCGCAGCTTTGGCAGATACTGGCATTATACCAGTGAGTGAGCAAGAGATATTGACGCCTATCCGCAAGGGCTTGATTTATGACAAAGTAGGCTTGCCCATTCGCAGCGGTTTGGCAGGTAAACTTCGCTGGCCCATACACGGTAAAGCTGTCGCAAGTTTTGCCGATGAAGCAGAGCGTTTGGTAGATAGCAAGATAGACTTCAGCAAGCTGGAGATGCAAGGCTATCGTTTGGGTATTGCCATTCCTGTGACAAAGGAAGAGTTGGAAGATAGTCACGGCATTGTGGAGAGTGTGATTAAAAGTGAAGCACCAGCCGCAATTGTAGATGTTATCAACGATGCTCTGTTCAGTGTTGATAAGAAGTACACAGCTGCTGACGGTCAGAAACACGACCGCAAGGTGTTTGGTCCATTCGTAAAGGCAGCAGAGTCAGCCATAGCGTTTGCTGGTGCAGTGCCTACTCGTAAGGAGTTGTTGAAGATGCTGTCGAAAGTGTCGAGCGAGGTTGACATGGTTAACCCTTGCTGGATTATGAACGAAGCGATGAAAGCAGAGTTGCAGGATGTGAAGGTAGATGCTGGTAGCGGTAGATTTGTTTGTGAAAACGACATGATACTGGGTTATCCTGTCTTTACCACAGCGGATATTGGTGACGGCAACATCGGCTTCGGTGACTGGAGTTACCAGGCAGCTGGTTTCTTTGGTAATATGAATTTCATTGCAGACCCATACACATTGGCTCGTAGAAATGCGGTAGACTTTGTGTTGAACGCTCGCTTTGGCACTGTGACGCTGCGTGATGAAGCCTTTGTACTGGGTAAGGCTAAGGCTGGAAATGTGTAAGCTATCAGCTCGTGAACTTGTAAACTGAAACGCAATGGTTTATACTGATATCAAACTCTTAAAAGCGCATGTGCGTGCGGATGACTTCACGGACGACGACGACTATCTTCTGGTTCTTCTTGAAGCAGCGGAGGCGGCTGTCGTCCGCTGGACAAATCGCAGTATCGTTGAGCTACTGTCTGACAGCGGCTGTGGGTTCAAGTCAGATGTACAGCAGGCTATATTGTTGCTTGCTGGTCACTGGTATAACCAACGTGAAGCGGTGAGCAGCGCAACACTTACGGAAGTGCCGTACACGGTGCAGGCGCTGCTTAAACCTCACCAAAGGTTAGGAGGTGAGCAATGAGAGCAGGGGCGATGCGTGAACGTTTGCAGGTGCTTCAGCCATTTCAGGATGTGGACAACTATGGTGCAGAACAGACTGAGTACAAGTTGTTGAACACTATACACGCAGAGCGTGTGAAGTACAAAGGCTGGCGCAGTGAGATGGTGGGTGAGCATTTCCCCGACTACAACGTTGAGTTTAATATCAGAGACGCTCATCAGATTAAAGAACATTGGCGTGTGCAGCATGTTGGTGGTTATCTGTATGACGTGTTGAATATTATACCGAACGTAGATCGTGGCATGCTGACGCTTGTGTGCGGAAGGGTGAACGAGTGATAATTCATAATTATGACTATTAACTCGTAAACTTGTAAACTAAACAAACTTATAACTTATAAAAAACTTTTATCAAAATGGGAAATGAGTATATTAACGGTAGTGACTTGTTACTGAGCGTAGCAGGTAAGGCGGTTGGACATTGTACGAGCCACACACTAACATTCAACAGTGAGACAAAAGACCATGCTGTAAAGCCTGTGGCAAGTGCAGAGAAATCGTCTGGACTTTGGAAAGGAAAGAACGTGACAGGACTTTCAATCTCAATCAGTGCAGAGGGTTTGCGTTTCTACAATGAGACGGAGAACGGCTATGATGAAATTGCGCCAAACTGGGGAAAAGGTGCAACGGTAGAGGTAGCAGCCTTCAGACGTGGTGGTGATACTTCACCCTATGTGAAGGGAAAGTTTATTATCTCATCTATAGAGGAAACAAGCCCAGCGCAAGATGATGCGTCTTACACCGTATCGCTGGAGAGTGCAGGAGAGCCTGACATTTATCCAGGCAAGACTGCTGGCAGTAGCGCATCGGGTTCTTCGTCAACGGGAAAGAATGGCTGATGATTAGTTGACGAGCTTACGAGTTGACAAGTGAACAAAATAACAGCTATCAACTCGTGAACTCGTAAACTATAAACTTGTAAACTATTAAAAGCGATGAAACAATTAACGATAGAAATAGAGGGTAAAAAATACCCATGCCGCCAAACAATGGGCGCAATGCTTAGATTTAAGCAGGAGACAGGGAAAGATGTATCGCAGATTAGTAACGATTTTTCAGACTTATGCGCTTATCTCTATTGCTGTGTCGTGTCTGCCTGCAAACACGACAATATAGCGTTTGATTATTCTCTGTTAGATTTTGCCGATAGTTTAACGCCTGAAGATTTAGAGAAGTGGACAGACGCTATCAGCGAGACGAATGGCGTAGAGGATGCAGCTGGTGAGGGTGCAAAAAAAAATTAGACATCTATGAGTTGTTAGGTATTGCGCTTGGTTGTATCGGTTTGCGATATGATGATTTTTGCCGTTTAACGCTGGAGGAGTTCAGCCATATTTATGAACAATACAACGAGCGTGAGGAAATGGAAGAGCGTAGTGCTTGGGAACGAATGAGAATGCTGGCAACGATATGCGTGCAGCCTTACAGCAAGAAGCGATTGAAAGCAAATGAGCTAATGCGTTTCCCATGGGATGAAGAACAAAACGGAAGCCCCACCCAACCTCCCCAAAGGGGAGGAGTGGTGAGCAAGGAGGAAGCGTTGAGACGCTTTGAGACACTGGTACAAAAAATGAAAAAACGCAAAAAATAAGCCTAATGGAAACAACAAGTTTAAGTATAGGGTCAGCGATAAGAGAGACACTTATACGTCATGGCGTGGATAAGCGAGTGAGCAAGATTTTTCCGTTGGTGGTGGACGATGCCAAGCTTCCGTACATTTTGTATCGCAGGGCTGGTTTTTCGCAACAGGGAGTGAAATCGCACGTAAAAACGCCTGATGTAGTTGAGATAGAGATTGCTTGCTTTGCTGCAACTTATTCAGAGAGCGTGGAAATTGCTGAACTTGTACGCAAGGCTTTAGACTATGGACAGACAGCCGCTTACAGGGGCTGTTTTTTAGTTGATGCGAGCGAGCATTTCGTAGACGATGCCTTTGTGCAGAACTTACGGTTTGAAGTTAGAGGATAAAATTATAATTCATAATTTTTAATTCATAATTCATAATTACGGCAATCAGCTCGTAAACTATAAAAAGCAATGGGACTATTTAACAAAAGAGTAAACAAAGCTGACTACACTACAACGAATGTGGCGGACATTGATAAGCCGTTTGCAGAGGTGTTTAAGGCTTTAGACTTGAAAACACAGCGCAAGACGTTGAAGAGTGCGGTGCGAAAAGAGAGCAACCGACTGAAGAAGGTGGCGATGGAGGAAGTGTTGTCGAGCGGAATCGGAAAAGGGACACAACAGCCTTTGACAAAAAGCCTTTACTCTCGTGTTTTTCCCGATAGATATGGTCTTGGCGCACTGGTGAGTGTTAGACCTCATGGCAAACGCAAAGGCTATCATGTAAACAGATACGGCAAAGAAAAGCCTGTGCTGATGTGGGCGGAAAGTGGTACAAGAATGAGAAATGTCGGTAAGAAGGTAGACTACTTCACCAGCAGGAACAGGTACACAGGAAAGAAAACACGCAACTACATACGAGGTGGAGCGAGTCGTGGGAGGATGAAAAAGTATGAGTTTTTGAAGCACACGGACGAAAAGGCAGGCGGACAGACAGAGGAATATCTGTTTAACGAGTTCAAGAAGAATGTGTACAGGGCTGCCGAGAGGATGTAATATTATATTTTAGTTTCTATTAAGTGTCGCAAATAAGTAAAAAATATGTCAAACAAGCAAATATCTTTAACAGTCAAGCTTAATGTTGATGGCAAAGAACAATTAGTGACAGCCACAACAGACATAGAAAAGCTTCGTGCTGCCTTAGATGCATCGCAAGGTAGCATTTCAAAGGCAGTTAAGAACATGAGCTATCTGTCTGTGTCTTTTCTCGGAATATCGTCCGCTGCTAATCAGATTTGCGGAACACTGAACAATCTTACAGAGGAAAATCGCACATTTAGTGGTGCTATGGCAGCTGCCAATACCATGGCAGGAAAGAGCGGTAAAGACTTTGAACAGCTGAAAGACAAGGTTGCCGATTTGGCTGCTGAGCTGCCTATCGCTCGCGACCAATTGGCAAACGGTTTATATCAAGTTATCAGTAACGGTGTGCCTGAAGATAACTGGATAGACTACTTAAAGAAGTCTGCCAAAGCATCTATCGGAGGTATTGCTGACTTGGGTGAGACGGTAAAGGTGACGAGCACAGTCATCAAGAACTATGGTTTGGACTGGTCAGCAGCAAACGAGATACAAGATAAAATTCAATTAACTGCAAAGAATGGTGTAACGAGCTTTGAACAATTGGCACAAAGCCTACCAATGGTGACAGGTAACGCTGCAACGTTAGGAATAAGCGTCAACGAGTTGATGGCGAGCTTTGCTACACTGACAGGTGTGAGCGGTAACACAGCTGAGGTTGCAACACAATTGAGTGCAGTGTTCACATCGCTGGTAAAGCCGTCAAGCGAAGCGACCAAGCAAGCACAGGAAATGGGCATACAGTTTGACGCTGCTGCCATTAAGGCGGCTGGAGGTATGCAAAACTTCTTGTTAGACTTGGATAAGAACGTGAAAGCCTATGCCGCAAAAACTGGGCAGTTAGAGCAAACGATATACAGCAAGCTGTTTGGCAGTGCCAGAGCGATGCGTGCGCTGATACCCATTACTGGTGAGTTGTCTGAGAAATTTGGGCAGAATGTAGAAGCGATGAAGGACAGTGCTGGCACGATAGACGATGCTTTCGGAATTATGGCAGGCACAGGCAGCGCAAAAATTCAGAAGCTAAAGAACGCCATTGCCGATATGACGGACGGCATCACGAGCAAGCTAAGCGTATTGCGACCAGCCCTCAATATTAGTGCGGAAGTTGGTAACACAGTGGTGGCAGTGTTTGCCATGAATAAAGCGTTAAAAGCCTTTGGCGTGAGTGCAATGTGGACAGCGGTTCGTATTAAAGGCTTAAATTTTGCCGTATTTGCTGGGAAACAAACACTGAAAGATTTGAGAGCAGTTGCAACTGTGGCATCTGCAAGTATGCGTGGCGCAGCCGTAAGTGTCGACATGATGAAATCCGCCATTCGTGGTCTATTGGTAACGTCTGTTGTAGGTTTGGCAATATGGGCATTGAGCGCAGCTATCGGTTATCTGATAGGTAAGATGAATGAAGCCGAGGACGGCATGAACGGAATGAGCGAAGCAGAGCAGCAAGCAAAGCAAGCCACAGAGCAGATGAACAAGGAGATAGCAGGCGTGCGCACGGAGTACGACTTGAACATTCAGAAGCTCAAAGAGTTCAAAGGTAGCCGTGAGGAGGAAAAGAAGCTGGTAAAAGAGATGTGCGATAAATACGGTGAAGCTATGGGCTACTACTCCACCGTATCGCAATGGTATGACGCTTTAACGGCTAACAGTGCGGCATATTGCGACCAAATGATCAAGGAGATAGAACTTCGGAAACTTGCTAACGATGTAGCGAGCAAGCAAGCTGAAATGGACGACATTCTATACGATGAGAATGGAAAGAAAAGGCGGTACAGCACGAAAAGGAAGAAAGAACGAGTATCCATCGGGCAGGTAGATGCTGGAGACGGAAAGATAATCGCACAGTATAAATATAGGGGGAAAGTAGGTAGCAGCGATGTAGAGCAGGCGCAAGAAAAATACAATCAAAAGAAGAGAGAGCGTGACGCTGTTAAGAAACGGATGTACGCAATAAATAACCGCCATACTGGAGAAATAAAAAAGACGAAAGGGTGGAAGCCTGAAAGAGCTGGTGGGGCTGGTGTGACTAATAAGGCAAATGCGGCTAATGAGACTAATAAGACTAATAAGCTCAACCAACAAACTCCGAAAACTATCGTGGACAAATGGCGTGACGAATTGTCACGGCTTGAGAAAGCGAAAGAGAATGCACTAACGGTTGATGCAAAGGTAAAGATAGACGAAAAGATAGGCACACTTCAAAAGAAGATAGACGAAGCCACAAAAGGAAAGGTGAGCATCGGTGCTGAAGTTGAGCCAACCTACATACAAGAAGGTAGCACAGCCGACAAGCGACAGAGTCGCAGCAATGCAGAGAGCAGAGCGAGCCGCATACAACAAGACTACGAGATAGGCATCATCGGAAAGGAGGAAGCCGAGCGACAGTTGGGTGAGCTGAACGAGCAGCTGCAAAAGTTAGGCTTGAAACCTGTGGAGATACACTTCAAGAGCCATGTGGAGGAATTGCAGGATGCGTTGCAGAAAGCTCAAAAGGAGCTGGAAAACGGTACAACGGTAGAAGCAAAGATAGAAGCAGCCGTAAAGATGCAAAAGCTGCAAGCAGAGATTAACGCAGAAACCAGCGGAAAGCTATCAATTGAAGCAGAGGTAACACCTGTGTATGTGCAGAAAGGCAGCAACGAGGATAAGCGACAGAGCTATGAGAATGCTATGCAGCGTGCTAACTCGTTAAAGAGCGATGTGGAGATAGGTTTAGTCGGTGCAGATGAAGCACGAACGCAGCTTGATGCGATTAACGAGCAGCTGAAGAAGTTAGGTTTAGAACCGATAGAGCTTAAAATAGAAAGTAAAGAAGTAGAGAAAGCGAGAGAAAAGTTGTCCTATACCTGTGACACTGTGTCGCAATTAGGCAGCAGCTTTAGCGGCTTGGGCAAAGCTGTCGAACTTCCAGCGTTGGACATCGCTGGCACTATGGCGCAGGCGATAGCTGCGATGATAGAAGGTTATGCTACTGCATCCGCTGCATCGGGACCCATGGGACCCATTGCGTGGCTGGCATTTGCTGCCACTGGGTTAGCACAACTTACAGCCATGATTAGCTCTGTGCAATCAATGAGCAAGTTTGCATCGGGTGGTATTGTTGGTGGAAGTTCGACACATGGTGACAGGAAGTTTGCCCGAGTGAACAGCGGTGAGATGATATTAAATAAATCGCAACAAACACAGCTGTTTAATCTTATTAACGGAAGATTTACACCTCCAAGCGTTATGGATAGACGTATGCAGCCTGTGGTGGTGCAGCCGTTAGCAATGGATATGGCAGGCGGTGCAAGTCCTGTGGTGAATGTAAATGTATCGGGTGATATGCGAAAGATGATGCAGGTAATGACAGACATGAGCAGAGTAGCAAGCAAAAGTGGGAAGAGGTACTTTTAAGAGAGGGGAATAGGTAGGACTATGTATGACTATGAGGGGACTAAGCTATAAACTATCAACTTGTAAACTTGTAAACTAAACACAATGAACATACACGGAGAATTCATCAACCAACGAGGAGAACGAATTGCTGTATATATCAAAACGGCATCGGGAGATAGAAATATAGAGATTGGTGGCGATAGCGGTGAGATATTGTTCACGACAAACCCTGTAGAGATACGCAGCGAGAGCAATGACTTGTTTGACGTGCTGCGTACACAATCGGCACAAATTAACCTCTATAGCAAACAATGGCTTCCCGAGCTTTTCAGTACAGCAGTGCGTAGCGGTGTGGTGAATGTGTATGTAGATAATGCTTGTGTTTTTGCTGGCTTTATTGAGCCGCAAATATATTCACAGTCATACAACGAGATATACGATGAGATAAGCATTAACTGTATTGACGCATTATCGGCACTTGAGCATTCAAAATATAAAAATGTAGGAATGCTCGGGCATTCGTATGGAGGTGAAAAACAAGGTGCAAACTATCGCAACTATCAACAAATACTTTTAGAAATTCTTAACGAGATAGGCAGCGGACTGGATATTGCAGGCGGTAAAGCTGTCGCAATATACTATGATAAAAGCAAAAGCCTAAAGCAAAACACGGACAACATTTTTGAACAAGTCATGGTATCGGAGTTGCTGTTTTTTGGAAAGTCTGAGAGCGATATGTGGACAAAGCAAGAAGTGTTGACGGAGATGCTACGGTATCTGAATCTGCATATTGTGCAGCACGGTTTTTCTTTTTATATCTTTTCTTGGGAGAGCCTGCAATCATCTTCGCCACTGTCGTTTCGTGACATAGTGAGCGGTGGTGATGCGACAATAGGGCGTGAAGTGGTGACTATATCGAACAGAAACGTCTCTGACTGTGGTGCGCAAATTAGTCTCAGTGAAGCATATAATCGCATCACGATAAGTTGCGAGACAGATGCGGTGGAGGACTTGATTGCTAGTCCATTTGACCAAAAGCTACTAAACAGCAACGGAGGGTTGTCACTTCATCGCAAGGCTATGACAGAATATAGCAGTCAAGGAAACGGCGTTTCGGCTCGAGACGCATTTAAGAATATGGTTACTGGTGCAGCGACAGATTATGACGCTGCGAGCATTACAGACTGGTATGTAAAGGTGTTGAACAGTGCAGGCTGGAGCTTTCTTTTGTCTGGTAACATGAGCAGCGGTGGCTTTCAGAGTGGCGAACTACTCAATGTATTGCTGAAGTATTTAAGCGAAGGTCAAGGTGCTGCGCTGTTATCTATCGGTAGCGTGAAAAGAAGAGCAGCCGATAATTCAATGGCAGCGAGTTTGAACGAGTCAGACTACTTGGTGCTGGCTGTCAATGGAAACGGAGAGCGAGGGGTAACAGGTGTTTACCCTTCTGCAAAAGATATTTTGCTTGCAACGCCTTACGTAACTTATGAGGGTAACTCGCAAGTGGTATTATCGCCTTCAGATGATGAGACGACCAACTATGTGATATTTTCGGGCAGCATGATTTTGAACCCACGAATGAAGCAAACGGCATCGTATTCTAATTTGGTGGATATTCTAACAAATGGCTCTTACAACGATAAGCTGATAGCGGATAGTGCCTTAAAAGACAATGTAGTGTACAGCCGTGAGAATAAATACGGACGCTATTACACTCGAAAATATTGGCGGTATGAAAACGAGGGGAATAAGCCTATATGGTGGAAAGCAAGTCCAGTGAAAACCGAGCCGCAAATGGGTTTAACATGGGACTATCAAAGCGAAATTACAGGCTTTGTGCCATACACTGGTGAGGGTGACGAGCTTTTTGAGTACTCGCATAGCATTTTAGGAGACGTAACCGACAGATGTAGCAAATTGCCAGTTCTTTGCTGTATGCTTATTGTTGGTGATAAATGCGTGGTAGAGACAAAGGCAGACGGTGGAATTGATAGTTATGAGTGGCGGTTGTACAAAGAACGCAGCAAGTGCAGTAGCGATGAAGAATACTATGCACAGTCGTTTACGTTGGGCATTGACCCAAAGATTGGCGATAAAATTGTGGGTAGGAGTTTTGATATTCAAAATAATATTCCCTTTGACTTGGGTATTGACGGTAAAGGCACAGCAATACCGATAAGAAAGCGTGACCAAGTGAGCGGTAAAGTGGAGTTCAAGATTTTGGGACCATTCAATATCCTTTGGGAAAAAATCGCCTACATTCACCCGATATATTGGCACATTTTTAACAAATCATCTGAAAACAGCATACCTCTACTTGCACAGCTGAGCAACATCCTTATAAAGTCTTTCGACATAAAGACAGCCAGCGACAATGCTTTGCGACAGAGTGGTAGAGATGCAGACAATATAGTATATTCGAGTCGGACAAAGGACAGTTTTGTTCATGAGAAAGACGATATTACGTTCAAGATACACTCTGCTTTGACGGCTGAAGAGCGTGCAGCCCTTGGTGTTCGAAATGCTGTGTGGCAGTCTGTGCCACAGGATAATACGACAGGCGTTGGGCTGTTGCGTATTTACGACAGGAATTTGGATGTGACGGCAAAACCCGAGCAGCTGTATGTTTCATCGTATTATCGTGCGTTGAACAAGCCTACGGTAGAATTGTCGCAAAATTTGTACCACCATGGTGGTGGGTTGCTGTTTGCAAAACACTACCGACATGAAGCACTGGGTAAAGAATTGTTTGTACAAGGTTATGGTATGAACTTAATGAGCGGTACAGTTCAGTTAAAGTTAAGGGAGATATAATAATGAGCAAGAAACTGATAGACGTTGATATGTGGGTGGAAAGCCACGAACGAGGAACGAAAGACACTCGAAGCACTGGCTCGCATGGTGGTGCTGGATTTTCACAAAGTAGTCATGTGGATAGAGCGGACAGAGCTGAAGCTGCGGATGAAGCTAACCACGCAAAGGAAAGCGACCACGCAAAGACGGCTGATGAGGCTAACCATGCAAAGAAAGCTGATGAAGCAACAACAGCGGATGAAGCTTACAAGGCTTACAAGTTGTTAGATAATTATCCAAAGTTTAAGGGGGTAACGGCTGAAGAATATGTGCGGACAAAAGAAATTACATCGCAGAATATTCAGAACAGCGATACAATCACAACGAAGAATATCAACGTATCGGGTAAGGCGACTTTCTTTGAACTTGAGATACAGAAGGCAAAGGCGGCTGGGGGTATTATTATTCAGAGTGCGGCTACGTTTAAGGTGGACGATTGCGAGGATACGCCTGCTGGATATGTGTGCTATCAGTTGGCAGAGAAAGACGGTAAGGTGCTGCTGCAGATGTGCCGTAAGGGCGACCAAATGTTGTGCCACGGTGGGTTGAATGTAGGTGTGGGTGTGAGCCACAATGTAAGTAATCACTACTATTGGCGGATGGTAACGGATGCACCAGAAGCGCCTGTGGAGCGTGGGGGCAAGAAGTACCTAAAGATAGTGCTGAGCAAGACAGAGTTTGCCAAAGGCAGCGACAAACCGCAGGTGGGTGACGAGCTGGCACAGGTGGGCAACCGTGTGGATGCGGACAGGCAGTGCGTGATTATCAATTCTGCTTACAAGTCGCTTGACGAGGGGCTGGTTGCGCCTTACTGGGCAAAGTATGTGGGTGTGTACAATTTTGAATTGGAGACCCACCGTGAGACGTATTTTGCAAGGAACGACAATCAGATAGTGGGTAACTTGAGGGCGAGAAGCTCATCGGGTGAGATAAGACCCATACCTGCATTGCTTGGTGAATGGAAGAGCGAACAGGAGTATGGGTATTATGACAGCGTTACGCATGACGGCAGGCAGTGGCTGTGCGTGGCTGTGCGTGGCACGAAGACCACAGAAGAGCCTGGCAAGGGTGATGCGTGGATGTTGTTAGTAGACAAAGGGAAGAATGGCGAGGACGGTCATTCTCTGTCGGCAAAGGCGTTCATAGAGGGCAGCTACCGCAACGGACGCACCAAGGGTGTGAAAAGCTGTGTGAAGGTGTATTATGACGGACAGGAAGTGAAAGACTTCACGGTGAGTTACAGATACAAGGGTGCAGGACAGGCGGACTGGGTGAAACCTCAAACCAATAAAGAGGATTTTTGGGTTGACGCTCAGCGAGATGGCAGCACTCTCTTTGTTGAATATACGGTGGAATACAAGGGTTTGAAAGCCGTTGCGAAAGGCAGGCTCGACAACATACAGGACGGCAAGGACGGTTTAGACGCTGTCGTTTTCAGGCTTATTCCAAAGATAGAGAAAGCCGTGGTGAATGGTGCTAAGCGAGAAAAGGCTAAGGTGGTGCTGTTTCTAAAATATATGATAACACGGCAAGAAGGCGAGAAAAATTATGTGGAATTAGGAAGACTTGACTCTTTCGGGTTATCACTTAGCATAGAACCGTCTTGGGCATCGTTCGAGGTCCAGTGGGAAGATGGCAAGCCTTACTGGGTGATAGAGGCTACAAACGCCTATGCTAATTGCTTTGACGACACACCTTTCTTTCGTGTCTGTTTGATGCAAGGAGGAGAGGCTTTGGATGCACGAACTATAGGTTTACAATATGAGGTAGAGGCAAACTTTAATGTAGGTAAGAGAGTAGAGGGTATAGATAAGAAGATAGACGGCATAGCAGGTAAGGTAAGCACACTTGATGGTAGAGTTAGCGGTTTTGAGAGCACGATTGACCATTTTCGCACCGAGGTAAAAGACAAGGTGAGCCATACGGAGCTGAAGCAGACCGCCGAAAGCTTCAGCTTGACGGTGGCGAATGGTACACGCCCAAACTTGCTGTGGGGAAGCGATTTCGACCTCGATGGAGTTGACACCACCAACAAGAGAGCCATTCAGAAGCATTTGGGAGTTGAATTAGCAGAAATTGGTTTCAGTGAGTGGTTCGAGTACCTCAAAGGCGGTGGCGTGGCTGGGGCGGATGCTATACACATCAAGAACGTGTACAAGAGCAATGGCTGGATTAAGTGGACGAATGTTGCGTGGAAAGCCGTGCCGTTAAAGCCGCACACGAAATATACCATATCCGTTTGGGTAAAGTTCAAGTCGTATGGAAAGAAAGGGCGCATGTATGTGGATTGCAATTCGGACGATGGCAGATACTGCTTTGGCGGCTATCTGTACAAGGAACACTACTACGACCGTGCGGACATTGACGAGTGGCAGCGTGTGCGTTATGTGTTCGACAGCGGAGCGAGCAAGAGGTTGAGCTCTCTGTTTTTTAGCTGCATTGCTGACGAGGAAGAGGGTGCGCTGTGCGAGATATGGTTCTGCCGTCCAAAGCTCGAGGAGGGCAACACCGCCACGCCATGGTGTGCGTACGACGGCACGGTGGAAGCGCTGTTGGCGAGTGGATTTAGTCTCAAAGATAAGGAATTCACTGCTACGTTTGACAACTTTAAGGTGCAGAACAACAAGGGCGAGCAGACGTTCTTTGTGGACGAGAAAGGGAGGATAAACAACGGTATGTTAGTATCAAAACTTCGTCTAACTGAACCAACCATTATTACCAACGAAAACTATAAGAAGTTTTGCTACAATGGTAAACTGAATGGACATAACGTTCTTTTCCTTGATTTACTGAAATGCGGTACGCTACTTGTATTGACGGGCGTAAAAAAGCAACTGTATCTTGACTTACCCAGCTTTAAGTATTTTGAAAGCTACAACGACAACACTTTAGAGGAAAAAGCAAAAGCGCAATACGATAAAATGAGATACATCGGTAACACGATTATCTTATACAATATAAATAGTGAAAGTGTATTCGTGTCTGGCGTATTAAAGTATAAAAGAATGGCTGGCGTTAAAGATATGAATTATCTTGACGAATTTGGCTTTTACACAGACGAAAGACTACCATGCAGTGCTTCAGAATTAGCCAGCTTTGAATGTAAATTTGGTATCACACGTCCAGAGGGAAAGCAAGAATGGTATAATCGCCAATCGGGTGTGTTTTGGGAGTTTTGTTACGTAACGATAAAGTAAACTGGTTACAATTCATAATTCATAATTGTTACTATTAACTCGTCAACTTGTCAACTCGTCAACTAAAAAGACTATCAACTCGTAAACTAAAAAACTAAAAAACTAAAGAACTAACGAACTCAAAAACTCATAAACTCAAGAATATGAACAACGAAATGTGTGGCTGCGGAACAGAGGAAAAGACAAACACCGCAAAGGGAATAGTAAGAATTAACTACAAGGAGGACTTCGAGTTAGTGGTGGAACTGCTGGCAGGAGATAAGCCGTACCAATTAGGCGATGAAGATTTCAGAATAGACTTTATCGTCATGGCGAGCCGATACACCGTGGGGCGCACTGGTAGCGTTTGCGAGCGTTGCTCGGTAGACGGCAATAAGATACGGTGCTTCATGGACGGTCATGGCTTACCCCCTGGAGAGCTGCGGGCAGAGGTCAAGGTGAATACTCCCGACCCTAACTATGCAGACGGCAAGCGGCTGAACGTGGCGATTGCAGAGGGTACGGTGGTGCTGGTCAAGGATAATACTCGCTTTGACGGTGCTGTGGTGAAAGCCAACATCCCTGTGGCTTTGGTAGATGCCTACCAGTTAGCAAAGGCGCACGGTTATAAGGGTACGATAGATGAGTATTACGCTACGTTCAGTGACGTGTCGGCACTGTTGGAGAGCATGCGTGGCGTGGCAGAGGAAGAACGGGAAAGAAGTACCTCAGAGGAAGCAAGAAATAAAGCCGAGCAGCAGCGACAGGATAATGAAGACACACGTCAGCGGGCTGATAAGGATAGGACTACCGCTGAAAGCTATCGTGCGAGTTCCGAGAAAGAACGAGCAAAGGCTGAAAAGCAGCGGAACGACACGGAAGTATCACGGAACAAGAATGAGCAGCAGCGACAGACTGATGAAGATGCACGCCAAAAGGCGGAAACGGAAAGACAGACAGCGGAAAAAGAACGTGCCACTGCCGAGGGGAAAAGAGAGACAGATACGAAAGATGCCATAGAGAGGGTGAACGAGCGCATGAAGACACTGCGTGACGGCACAGACGGAAAGAGTGCGTACGACATTTGGAAGGCACAAGGAAACAGTGGCACGGAAGCTGACTTTGTTAGCTCGCTTGGCAATGCCATGAAGATAGTAACGCACGAGGAAACGGAGACGACAGTGACGCTGCGCCCCTTTGAGGAACATCGATGGAAGGGTAAACCAAAGACACTCGACATCACCATGGAAAAGCCACAGCAAGGAGAGTTGGCTGCGGAATACAGAATGTGCTTTAATACGCCAGACGATGCTGCCACCACCGTTGCGCTACCCAACAACGTACAGTTCACCGTTGAGCCTGCGTTTAGATTTGGTTGTTACTACGAGCTTTCGCTGGTCAGCAATGACAACGAGTACAAAGGCTTGTTTGCAGAATGGAGGAGAAAGCTATGAGTGTGATGAGTAGACGGCACATGATGCGAGATACACGATTTGTGGAATTTGCCGACCCACGACTAAAGCAATGGGCAGTGGAGAACTACGGTGGGGTAAGTGGTATTACAGACGAGAAGTATGGCACGATGGGCGTGGCTGGTGTGGCAGGCGAGCTGACCTACGAGCAAGCGGCAGCCGTGACCAACATCGTTGACTACTTACAACTGCACGGAAAGTACGGAGTACAGGTGGTTGACTTGGGCTGTTTTCAAAATGTGAAAAAGTTTGGATATGATTACAATATGGATGCCTTTCTCGCCAACGGAACGGAACGAATAATTCTGCCGCCGAATTTAGAGGAACTCAAGTCAACATTGTTGAGCCTTAAAACAACAAAAGCTGCGATTGTTGTACCAAGGACGGTGAGCGTTTTGGAGGATTCTGCTCTCGCATGGACAAAGGTGGTTAGCCTTGAGCGTGGAAACCGTGTGTACAGGCAGTTAGAGAATGGCATCATCACCGATGGGAAAATTGTACACTATATACCGCACAGAGCGCATAACGAAGTGATTGTACCCTATGGTGTTGAGAAAATCTGCGATAATGTCGTCCCACCGAATATTGACGTTTTAATATTGCCACCCACGTTGAACTATCTGACATCAAGATACTGGAGCGGTTACATTGAGCAAGGCGAGGTGATAGGAGATTATGCGGACAGATTTCCTAAGAATGTGGTGTGCTTTGCAAAGCCGATGGACTTGAATGACTACGGCTTAGTGAGTTCGAAGATTTATGTCCGTGACGAGTGGGTGGATGACTTTCGTTCTTTCTTCAACAGAGGCTACGGAAAAAAGGAAAACGTGCTACCCCTTAGCACTTATCCAAAGATAGAGGAGTTGAAAACAAAAATAGATTTTGAATTATGGACGAAAAACATATAAAAAGAAACGCAATGAAACAGTGGAAGAAAGACGGGCAAGCCTATCAAGGTGAGCCAATGGAGATTGACGGGAAGAGGGTGTACAACCCCACAGACGAGATGCTGATGCGTGCAGGATATGTGTGCGTGGAGGATGTAGAAGAAGAGCTACAACGGGCAAAGGAGGTGAAGATAGCCGAGATAGCAGCCTACTCAGACAGCGATGCGGTGAACAGTCTTACCTTTAATGGCTTGAAAACGTGGCTTACACGTACTGTGCGTGACGGCTATAATACGAGCATCACGGCAGCGAAAAATCTTGGAGAGCCAACTGTCACATTTATGGTAGGCGACAATGAGATGCAGCTGCCTGTTGAGCAAGCACGCAGAGTACTTGATTTGGTGCAGCGTTATGCCGATGCCTGTTTTCTCGTTACTGAGCGTCACAAAATAGCCGTGAGAGCGTTGCAGACGGTGGACGAGGTGGAAAAGTACGATTATACGAGGGGGTATCCTGAAAAGCTGAAGCTGTAATAATTCATAATTCACAATTCATAATTCATACTTGTGGATCGTGAACTATAAAGACTATCAACTCGTAAACTTGTCAACTTGTCAACTAAATAACTTATCAACTCATGAACTCAAAAACTCATAAACTAAAAGGCATTCTGTGGCGAGCAGGCGTGAACGGATGTGGGGTGTTCGGCGTAAAGCCACCTTTCTTCGACAAATTCCAAGCGTGCTGTGAACTGCACGATGCGATGTATGACTTAGGTGGAGGAAAGAAAGAACGCTTTAGAGCTGACAAACGCCTGCTCGTTGATATGGTGGAAAGAAGCACAGGCTCGTGGCTCATGCTGTGGTGCTTTGTGTACTATTTGTCGGTAAGGATGTTCGGCTGGCTGTTTTTCAATTATCAATTAGTAAACGAGGAGACAAGTAGACAAGTAGACAAGTAAATAGACTTTTTGCTTGGAAACTATCAACTCGTGAACTTGTCAACTAAAAAACTTATAAACTTACAAACTTAAAAAACAAAAAAATGAAAGAAGTAAAGAAAGAGAATTGGAAGTATTTGGTAGTGTTCTTCCTCATGGCATTATGCATTGGTGTAGGTAATTATTTTAACCTCAAAGCCGAAGCTGGTGGCTGGGGAATAATGGGCATGGCTGTTGTTATCAGCACCATTTCATTAGCTGCGCTTGAGTTCTGCAAAGTACTCATCTACGGTGGCGGCTGGAATTGGAAACGTGTGCTGGTAGGCATCGGTGTGGCAATTTTGTCAAGCGGTCTGTTATGCGTAATTTAATGGAGAAACTCGCTGGGATAGGCACGGACAAACTGCTGCACTTCAATGCCTGCTTGTTCGTTGCCTATCTTACTGCACGACTATTACCTTGCTGCACGGTAGAGCGAATGTTAGCTGGCTTTGCCTTTGCCGTACTCATCGGAGTTGGAAAAGAGCTGTACGACGAGGGGCAGGAGGGCAATACGTTCGACTGGCACGATTTATTGGCAGACATGACAGGAGCGGCAGTTGGAGCGGTGATGGGACTATAAGAAGGAACAGCCTCTCCCGACCTCCCCAAAGGGGAGGAGAACAGACAGGCGGAGGATAATAACTTATCAACTCGTAAACAATCAACTTGTAAACTAAAAGAAATCTCGAGGGACGATTTTGTAAAAAAAAAAGATATATGCAAAGAAATACGAAAGAATGGATACAGTACGGCTCTGCGATAGCCTTGCTAACAAGTGGTGTAGCGATGGCGTTCTTGAGTTTCTTCCTGAATGGTGGTGACTTAAAAGACAGCGTACTTTGGTACGTGAGTCAAACGCTTGTGTACGCTGGCTCGATATTCGGCGTAGGCATTTACGTGCAGAGTAAATGGGGAGAAGTAAAGAACTATGTAGACAAACGTCTGCGTGATAACTTTGATGAAGATGAGACTCAGAGCAAGTAATCTGTTAATTCAAAAACTAAAGGAATTTGAGGGACTTCGCTTGGTAGCCTACAAGCCAACGAAAGCCGAGCGGTGGTGGACGATTGGCTACGGACACAGCGCAGGCGATGTGAAGGCAGGAATGCGCATCACGGAGGAAAAGGCGGAAGAACTACTGAAGCGTGACCTTTTCTTCGTGGAGAAGTTCGTAAACGGCATACCAAAGATAAAGACGCAGGGGCAGTTTGATGCGCTGGTGTCGTTTGCCTACAACGTGGGGGTTGGCAATCTGAAAAGCTCTACCCTACTGAATAAAATCATACATGATGCACCCACGGCAGAGATACAGAGAGAGTTCATGAAGTGGGTGTACAGCGGTGGCAAACAGCTGGCTGGACTTGTGAAAAGAAGACGGTGGGAAGCGGAAAGGTGGGCAGCTCATAATTCATAATTCGTAATTCATAATTCATTGTAGCTTTGATGTTATGAGAATGAAAATGTTATCAATATTATTAGTGACGCTTTGCCTGTGTGGCTGCAAGACTGTTAAGTTTGTGCCTGTGCCCGAGTATCACACACTTTATAAAACGAGGGTGGACACAGTTCAACTGTGTGACAGTATTTATTTTCGTGATAGCGTGTTTATTGCTGCAAAAGGTGACACGGTGTACCTTACAAAGACGCATTGGCGTGAGCGGTTTAGAAACGTGTACCATGTAAAAGTAGACACCGTGATGCAGCGAGACAGCGTGAGAGTACCCTACCCTGTGGAAAAGCCGCTGACCAAATGGCAGCAGTGGAAAATGGACGCTGGTGGCTGGGCAATGGGTGTGGCTGCGGTGCTTGTTATCTTAGTCATTTTGAAAGTGACCAAGATACGAATTATATAGAAAAGTGTAAATGATGTGTACCCAATTTTGGCTTTTTGGATACATATCCAAGCTGATATGTACCCGATTTGATGTTTTTGGGTACAGGTTATTAGTCATTTTGAAAGTGACCAAGATAACGCATAAGAGAGTGTAGTGTAAACAAATCTTTTATTTATTGATTTAATATTTAATAAAAGTTAAACAATGAGATATTTTAGTGTAATATTTCGATGTTTCAATTTTTATTGCTATCTTTGCCATAGAAAATTAAAACAATAACTAAAATTAGAAGATTATGAAATCAATGAATGAAATTGCAAGCGAGAATGGTTTACAAGTAATCGAAACGACTACTGGTTTGAATGGTTATCCACGTGCATTAAAAAAGGCTATTATTGGCTTTGAAAATTTTGAACAAGCTGAAAAGCTGGCAGAGGAATATCATCTTGATATTGAGATTTTCACAAAGCGTGACGGTTGGCAGCTTTGGAACAGAGACAATAATCATGCATACGATGCGTTTGAGCGATCTGCAGAAGACTATGGTGAGAATTATCAACAGTTTTCAGCTGACATGAGCCAAAACGATTTCTTGCAACAAGTAGGTGCTGCAAGTTTTATTGATGAACTGGCAGATGAAGAAGATGGGCTTGATAGAATCGAAGACTACATCAAGGGATTAAGAGAGTTATACGATGAAATAGCAACTGCCAATGACGATGAAATCGTTATTGCAGAGGGTGATTCGTACGTTGAAACAATCAAAGTAAAGACGATGCAATATAGTTATGATACGAAACACTATGTGATTGGTCTTATTGACAACAACGAAGATTAAAAGTAACAGCGGCACTCACCTACTCGGTGGGTGCTATTAAATTAAAGTAATGATGACAAAGAAAGAAGAACTCGTAATCGAACTATATATTAAGAGAACACCTATTACTAAGATTGTCGCTGCTACAGGTGTGTCGTCTGCTGGTGTGTATCGAATTTTGTCAGAGCACGACATACCTCTGCATAGCGGGAAAAAGACATTTCAACACTCTGTGATGTTTGACGAAGAAACAGAAAAGCTGTTACAACAGGCGAACCCTGCGAACATATCCGCATGGGTGTGCGAGCAAATCAAAGAGAATAACAGGTAGGGGCGTTCACTTTATAATTTGTTGATAATATCTCTCAACGTTTCATCCTCAATTTTTCGATACCTTGCAAAGGCGGCTGAACCCTCAACGTGACCACTCATTTTCCCTATAAGGTTAGGGTCTCGCACTTTTGCGTAAGCATTCCCGACAAACGTACGTCTTGCGATGTGGCTGCTGGCAATTTCGTTGAGTGGGCGTTGTTCAGGCTCACCCGTAAGAGGGTTGCGAACCGTGACAGAGCGAGTTATGCCAGCAATGGTGAACAACTCTTTAATAGCTACGTTGTATTTTTGCGGTGAAATACATGGAAGTAGGCGTCTATCTTTTAAGACGCCTTTGTATTTTCCTATTATCTCTTTGGCTTTCTTGTGCAATGGCACTCTTGCCAGTAAAGTTTGTGCGCCATCATCCTTTGTTTTATGAGGTGCATAGATTAACATATCGTCAACAATATTACTCTCTGTAAGTTTCATCAAGTCGCTAACACGACAGCCGACTAAACATTGAAATACAAAGACATCTCGCTGTCTCATTAAGTGTTCAGACGAATATGGGTAATCGGCTATAATATTGCGTTCATCAATCGTTATATAATAGGGCGTGCCGTAATGCGCTGAACCTATTAGAAAAGATTTGAAAGGATTGTTTTCAATTCTTTCTGTGTTATTCATCCATATAAAGAACGACTTGAGCTTTTTTACAATTGAGATAATGGAGTTTTCGCCACGTGGGAAAATGCAGTTTTTTCCGTGCTTGATATTATTTGAGCTTATGCTTGTTAGTTGCTTGAATAACTGTTTGTCTTTCTTTGCAAATTCATACTCATGCCTAAGGTAATATGTAAATTCTTCAATGTCACGATGTGTCACAGTGTGTGGGTTGAATTTATACTTTTTATTTTCTGAAAGTTGTTTATATTTTTCAAACCTTACCAAGTCACGATACATTACTTTAACTGAACGAAGATAGCTGGTGGAGAAATCTTTGTGGCTCAAATATTCATCAATCATTCGCTCAAGCATATCTTTCGCTTTGTAATTCTTATCGCCATGGTGAAAAGTGTACACAACGTTTTTGAGCCATGCGCTGTCAATTCTTTCTTTTCCCTCATTGTTGACAGCTTTCATTATGTAAGCCTCAAGTTGTATCATTTTTGCAAGCTGCTGCTCATGATATTCAACATCGTTACCAATTTTTCTGCGATTGACAACGATACCACCGTTTTTGAAATTGTCCTTTGTGACAAAAATTCCCGACTTTCCTCGAACGAAATAGTCGTTACCGTTTTTTAGACTGATCAGGACTTCAGACAGATTTGTTCTTGCTTGAACTTTCGTTGATAATCTTTGATAAATTGTTGCCAT